AGCGTCATACTCTACTTCATCAATCGTAATCATCTGAGGTTTGTTGTCTTTACTCATTAGATTTACTCCTAGTTGTTTACCACGGAACCCCTGTAGTTGAGACAGGATTTTTGTCAGCTTCAATTTTAGATGCAAGTGCGGCTTCAGTTGCGTCTTTGTCTACTGAATCCCATACCCAAGCCAGTACGTCAGCTTCAGTTAAATCAGCATAGGCTACAAAGCCATCTGCTGAAGCGTCAGGTGAGAAGCCACAAGTACCATAAGCTGATGCTGTATAAGTCACATCACCTACAGTTTCTTCTGCGTTACATTTCCAATGCGCTACAGTTACGCCCCCATCAGCAGTGTTTGATTCGAGTGTTGCGATTGTCCAATTAGCCATTATTGGCCTCCTTCCAGTTGTGCGACTCTTGCGCGTAGTGATTGAATTTCTTTAACAAGCATAGGTACAAGTTTAGAGTAATCTACGCCCATCATTTCTTCAGGGTCTTCTGGTTGACTTACTGCTTCAGGAGCAACAGTCACAAGCTCTTGAGCTATCATGCCGTAGTCTTGATGGCTTCCATCAACTTTCCAATCAAACTGACGAACTTGAATAGCGTCTATCTTGCTACCTGCGTCATCTGCGCCTGTAATGTTTTCCTTCAGGCGTTGGTCTGATGATGTGTTGTAGGCTGTTGCTGATGCAGTAACACTTATACTACCTACGGTTGTGTTGTCTTTGCGTAAGTCTACAATAGTGCCGTCTGAAGTTTTACGGTTAAGATACATAACAGTTGCAGCAGACCTTGTATGATGCACCATTCCTGAGTTTTCTAATTCGTGGCCTACTGTGTTTATAGTGTCAGTAGCAGTCTTACTCACCAACAGGTTGCCGGACGCATCCAGTGTCATAGCCTGAGTGAAGGTTATGGCTGTTCCTGCTGTGCCGCCGGCAGCGTTGTACCATTTATGTCCTCCGTCTTGAGTGTAGTAATTGGCAGAGGTTGTTTCTTTGTAAATAAAGTTTCCAGAAGTATTGACGTAACAGTTGTGCCCGAGGTTTGGCTGACCAGCACCACCAGACCATAAAGCACTGCGTGTACCAATATCAATTACTTTATTGCCGCTGTACCAAGCACTAGGCGTAACACCAATACCTACGTTGCCGTTGCCCTGAACAATCATCTTAGTGCCAAGGGAGTTTTCTAGTTTTAGCAAGTTATAAGCAGATGTATCTCCACGCAATGAAATAGCATAAAAGTGATTTCCTGTTACAGCGGCATCGTTTGCACTACTTACAACAAAGCCATTATTAGAAGTAGCACCAATTGCTACTCCTACCTTGCCTGTAGGACTCGTAGTATTAATACCAACATTGCCTGATGCATCAATGCGGAGGCGTTCGGTGTTGTTTGTGTGGAGCGTTAAAACTCCTGCTGCCGTGTAGTTTTTAATTGATACTTCATTAGCGTTTGAAGCATGAGCGGAGCCATACGAAACAAATCCAGCATAATTGATTCCAGCCTGTTGTAGCAAAACAGAACGACCCGTAGTTGTACTTGAGTCATTGTTAATGATTGATTTGCCAGAGCCATAAACCTCAAAAATACTTGAAGGCGAACTCGTACCAATACCAATATTACCGGATGCGTCGATACGCATACGTTCTGCAAACGTGCCTAAATTTCGAGTGCTAAATGCAATTGCGCCGCTCTCTGAGCCGTTAGTGACATTAGTAGAAATACCAGAAATACGACTATAAATAGTTGATTGAGCTGCGCTATCTCGACCAGCAAAGTTAATTAAGCTGGTGACATCATCGTTTGCTGGGCTTGCAGAATCGTGAAATAACTGAATTTGCGCTCCACTAGCACCAGCACTATTAGCAATGAACTGAGCTACGTCTGTTGTTGCAGTAACTTCAAACTTGTACCCAATACTAGAAGTTGCGCCCACCAACAGGTTGCCGGACGCATCCAGTGTCATAGCCTGCGTGAAGGTTATGGCTGTTCCTGCTGTGCCGGAGGCAGCGTTGTACCATTTATGTCCTCCGTCTTGAGTGTAGTAATTGGCAGAGGTTGTTGCTTTGTAAATAAAGTTTCCAGAAGTATTGACGTAACAGTTGTGTCCGAGGTTTGGCTGACCAGCACCACCAGACCATAAAGCACTGCGTGTACCAATATCAATTACTTTATTGCCGCTGTACCAAGCACTAGGCGTAACACCAATACCTACATTGCCATTGCTTTGCAGGTTTAGTGCATAGGTAGCAGTATCTTCATTGTAGAAAGCCATACTACCGCCACCCTGTGATGACGTATCATCATTAGAGAATATGCGCCAAGCATCTCCACCAGTGCTAGTGCTGTCTAGCTTTATTGCTATGTTTCCAGAGCCAGCAACGTGCAATAGCTGATTAGGACTCGTAGTACCAATACCTAAAAACTCAGCAGAAGCATCCCAGAAGAACTTAGCAGTCGTGCCAGTGTCTTCGTAGAAGCTGATGTCGCCGTTGTTGGCTATAGTTAACTTGTCGCCACCAGTAGTGTACTTGAACTCAAAACCATCATTGTTGTTATTTAGGAATGTCATGCCGCCAGAGCCACCAGCTTGCATATACATTTGAGACCAAGCTAATCCATCTGGACGCTCTACACGAACGGTATTGCCATTCTCTACAAGAACCTGACCATTAACAGTCAGCCCATCCATTGTGGCTGTGCCAGTAACGTCTATGCCTGTGGATGTTGTGGCTAGTTTCTCTGCGTTGTCGTAATACACCTGAACTGAGCCATTTTGGTTCACTGTTAAACCAGCTTCCCCGTCAGGGGTTTGTAGTCGAAGGTCATTTCCCCCTTTTATGAATAAATCACCAGTGCCTACATCAGTTATATAACTATCACTTCCATCATGATAAATCTCAAGATCGTTAGAATTACCAAACGTAGCCTTGTCATTATCACCAAGAGACAAACCATCAGCAGTGACTGTGCCAATGTTGGCAGTACCATCAATGTAGAGATTGCGCCATTTCTTTGAAGAACTGCCTAAGTCATAAGTATTATTAGCATTGGGAATAAGATTAGATGTCAAATCAGCAGTAATATTGATTGAGTCAGTATCAGCATCACCTAATGTGATATTGCCGCCAATAGTTACATCGCCAGTAACATTGAGATTACCGCCTACTGCAAAATTGCTTACATTTGAACCATCTGCTCTAGCTAATTCATAACCGCCAGCAGTGCTTCCGTCGTGAATATGAGCAGAATAATTCGTGGTGTTAATAGTCAGCTCACCAACTAAACCAGTGAAGCTGGAATGCTCTGAATTTGTGCCTCGTCTGCGTTGGACAGCTTTAGTCATAGCTCACCTACAAATTTCGTTGTTTGATTTGATTTCTCAAAGTCAAAATTGTTGCGGCCTTTTCGCCAATATCAATACCATTATCCTGCAATGTCTGGATAACATCCCAAATAGCTTGTTGCGATTCGCCTGATACTTCCATCTTTTCATATTCAGACTTTCTAGCAGCAGAAACATCAAATATCATAACTTTATGCGACATTGATAATTACCCGCTGCGTTATTTTTTGTGGATTATAAAACATAAACCAATATTCGCCAGTTGCATTAACCTCAAAACTCACATCACCAGATTCAATACTTGTACTGCCATCGGGCCAATGTATCTTTGTATTTTCTGGCAAATCATAAAAATATATAGGAGTATTTATTTCTCCTAAATTATCGTAATTAAAATTAAAGTTTTCTTTGTTTTTTATTACTAAATCATTTACATCAACATACTGATATTCTGGATTTATTGGTTCGCCAGATTCTATATAGTTTTCTATATCCAACGATTCCAAAAGGCCAAAATAAACCCTTTCAATAGAACCATCTGGATTATATATTGCAAAGTATCTCATCGCTTAACACCCAACATAATAAATGTTCCGTTTCCGGTATTATATGTTGTAGTTGAATAATATCTTCTCGCATAAGCTCTAATTGTTAAACTTGATGCACCAGAAATAAGCCCACCAGTAGTAATAGTTGTAGAGAAGCCGCTAGTTAAACTTGCGCCAACCCGACCAAATCTAACGCCGTTTGCAGTTAATTCTAAGTCTATTTGATTATTGCCACCTGCCGAGACAGCAACAAAATTGATTGTCAAAACAACAGATACATAAGCTGGATAGTTAGAACCGTAATTTACATAAACACCGCCGCCATCAATAGCAGTCCAAAAAGACAATGTTTCAGAAGTAGTGTAACCAATACTTATTCCGCCAGAACTAGAAACTCCTGTTGGTACAGTTACAGCATTTCCGGCAATAGTTAATGTATCAACTTCACCAGTACCAATTTTGGCATAAGTGATAGCGGCATCGCTTATTTTTGCATTAGTGATTGCACCATTTTCGATTTTTGCATTAGTGATTGCACCATTAACAATCTTTGCATTAGTAATCAAACCATCATTAATTTGTGCTGAATTAGTAATAACACCACTAGCAGCAATGATTCCTGCTGTAACTGAATTTGCAGCTAATTTAGCTGTTGTTACGACATTGGCACCTAGCGCATCAGTAGAAATTGCGCCAGCAGCAATTTTTCCAGCAATAATAGAATTGGCTGCTAACTGATCTGACGTGACAGAATTTGCTGCTAATTCATTCGCAGTAATAGTTGAAGCTGCAATTTTAGCCGCTGTAACTGCATTGGCTTCTAACTTATCTGTTGAAATTGCGCCAGTAGCGATAAGACTTGCGCTAATAGACCCGGCAGTAATTTTATCTGTAGTAACAGCACCAGCATCTAATTTGGCAGTAGTGATTGCACCAGAATTAATCTTTTCAGATGTAACTGCTAACGCTGTTATTTTGTCACTCGTTACTGCTCCTGCATCTAATTTAGCAGTAGTGATTGCGCCACTGGTTATTTTGTCTGATGTAACAGCACTAGCCGCAAGTTTATCTGTAGTAATAGCAGATGATTGAATGTTTGTTGCAGTAATAGCATTTGTCGCAATCTTACCAGCTATAACTGCACCAGCACTAATTTTTGCTGATGTAATAGCAGAATCAGTGATTTTGGTTTCAGTAATTGCCCCTGTAGCAATAACATCACCTTGAACAGCATCAACAGCAATTTTAGCGTTTGTTATAGCAGCATTTGCAATCTTAACTTCTGTAATCGCTGTATCGGCTATTTGTCCAGAAGTTATTTGTCCAGTAAGGTCAACAGTTGAAACAGCCGTTGTCCAAGCAGTTCCAGTATAACGATATAATTTGTCATCAGTGCTTAAATAGGCGACTCGACCTTCAAAGTTGCCTGTAGATGGTAAAGTAGAAACATATTCTATTGGGCGTAATGTTGTTGGAAATACACTAGCAGATAATTCGCCGTCCAAATCACCAGTATCAACAACACTTGTCCATGCAGAAGTACCAGCATCGTATCTATACAGTTTTAAATCTGTAGTTAGAAATACAATGTTTGGGCCAGTATAACCAGATGGAGATGGCAAACTAGAAACAATAGAAACTGGCTCAATTCCAGAAGCAAATGATGCAGCGGTAATAGAACCTCCAGCTACTACTGGGGAAGTATAAATATCCTCAGACCATTCTGATGTTGCAGCTATCCAAACATACAGAGTTTGATCTGATTTTAAGAAAACTATTTGACCATCAAAATCGCCAGATGCCGGTAATGAATCTACAGGCTGAATACCATAGGCTCCAGCTTCAACAAATAGATCATTAACTGATTCGCTGAAAGCATCAGTGTCTACAAATAATGTAGTGGCATTAACTGACGAGGTATTAGTTGATACGTTTTCTGAGTAATCGACTGATTTCAACCAATAGTATCGAGTCACATCATAGCCAAGACCAGTTCTTATATAATGGTCATTGGTTGATACTGCAATTTTACTAGCCGTATTAAAATTATTAGTTGTGTTCTCATAGATTTCAACATAATGGAAATCATTATCTATTGGTCTTACCCAGCTAATAGTGATTTCTTTTAATCCACCAGCAGCAGTCAATGAAGTTGGCAAGCCGGGAGCCGTAGTATCGCCAACAGCAATGCCAGTAATACTTACCCATGCAGAACGGACATTGAATTCGTTAATGCCTCTGACTTTGATATTATAAACTTGATCTGGAACTATACCCGGAATGGTGTATTGCGTTGTCGTAACAAATGCCGATGAATAATACGGATTATCAGACGGAATAGATGAAGTAATAAGTTCATAATCTTCAACATTAGATACTGCTTCAGTAATTAATCCCCATTCCTCATTTTCATCATAAGATTCAGAGATAGCACCATAATCTTCTACTGCACTACCAAGCCATTGAATTTCATATCTGGTAACAAAGCTATCAGCAGATGCAGTCCAATTTAAACGCAAAGAAGGCAATAACGTGCCATCATTTGCTATCGTAGTTGTTTCTGTGGCAGTTAAATTTGTCGGTGGAGCGACATTAAAAGGATTAGGCAAAGTAGATTGTTGAACAGGAGATGCTTCTGCTTCCGTTACCCACGGATATATAGTTGCATCATGCTCTTGCAGAACTACAGATACTTCACCAGTATCCAATAATTGCAAAGAAATAACAGAAAATTCTTTATCAGTCCAGCCGGGTGTTGCGTGAGTAAGAGTTACAATATCACCAACGCTGCAATTCAATGCTTCGCTTGTGGCTGTAAATGTCACAGCTAAATTAGCCAAACGAGAAGTGAGACAGACTACCCTAGCAATATCACGAGCAGCATATATATCTGTAATTGTTGGCAAATTAATTTCTGTAGTTAATTCAATATCATTATCTTCTGATAAGAATGTTGAATAATCTGCTGAATCTGCTTCGGGCCATGTAATTGTATCAAGTTGCCAATTAGCATTAGGATTTGTAAATTTTGCGGTAACGCGATTATATTTGTTTGATTTACCAGTTGAGGTAATTGATATACCGCCAATTATATTGTCGATATTAAAATCAAAAGAATCGGCATAATCATCTTCAATTATTAGGCCATAAGTACCATTTGAATACGGCATAATGCCGCGCATACCACTAAGCAATACTTTGGTATTTTCAAATAAGTTATTGGCAGTGTTTAAAACTGCATTACAAGTAAAAATTGGCTCTGTGCCAGATGCGCCAGTATATTTACTAACCAATTCCTCACATTTGTCAGCAGCATCACCAAAAGAAGTATCATCGATTGTGCTAGTGTCTAATCCCTTACCATATCTTGTATTAGTAAGATAATCTCGCAAACACAAAGCAGGGTTATCGCTATATCCTGTTGTATCAGAACGAGGGTCATAAACTGTGCGCCCACGAACTATCGCGGTTACTGTTGGAACCCCGCTGCCGAATACATCTTGGTCATAAGTGAATCGCATAGCCAAATAAGCAACACCACGGAGCCGATGGTCGCTAGTCCAGCCAATGTTAGCAGCAATAAAAGTAGAGTCAGCAGTTTGGTCATCACCGCCGAGATACTTTGTAATAGAAACTTTACCACTGAACCGAGAATCAGTAGACAAGACATCGTTAATGTATACATTGTCGATAGCATAAATAGGCCCTTCACATAATGCCAAAATGACATATAAGTAAGTATTATTTGAGCCACTTGTGGATACAAAGACGCGAACCCCACCAATTTTTCGCTCGCCATAAATGACTGGCAATGGTTCTACGTTTGATTGCTTATTTAGCAGAACTCCAGATTGATAATCATTAACATCAGGTTCTTCTATCCCGGTTAGCCACGAAACAACAGTGCCGATAACTTTACGAATCGGCTTTATTATTTTTTTCCATAAATCGGATAGATAACTCACAATCTTCCCCACTTGATGTCCGCTACAGTATTTGCAGCAAATTCAAATCCTTTATCGCCAGAAAAGAAGTATTGTTGAGAGTTATTATTAGTTAATCTTCCTGCTTTACGCTCAAAGTCAGCCCATTGTGATGCAATGCTCATGGTTACTTCTGATGTATCAACAGATTCATCAATCTGGAATTGTGATATTTGTCCGTCAAATAATGATATTGGAGTTCCAATCACAGCATTAGATGAATTTAATACAACACGGCGAATAATTACTCTGCGATTTATCCAATTCTGATTCAGGAAAATAGAAATAAAAGATTGATCTACGCCGGATAAAGTCAAATTAACTGAATTAACTTTTAAATCTTTACTTTCAGAAGGCTCTGAAATACCAAGCAATCCATTGATTGCCTCATAAGTAGCGCCGCCATAGGAAATGTTTATGCCGTAATCAGTAATATATAAAGTAGATGAAAAATATAATGAGATTATATTTGCCATTCTTATATTGTCTGATTGCAGAGCAGTTATAACATCTGCATGAACGCTACGAGGCATTACAATACCTCTACCATATCAACTTCATAAGTATATGAGTCGTATTGAGATAGACCATATTGCTGAATATCGTTATTAAGACGCATAGTAAAAGTCACATCGTCATAGCTAACCAATTCATTATCTGATACGGCAGAATACAAAGCTGGCTCAATGTTTAATGTTCCAGCTCCAGTTAAATCGCTTGTTACCATGTAGACTTTTGTATGCCCGGCAAACTTAACAAAGTCACCAGCCTTGATAGTTCCAGTAAAACCATCAACATCAATACTATTATCACCAATAGAATGTGCGCCATTAGCTAACATACTCCCTGATATATTGCCCTGAGCATCCGATATAACTGGCGGCACAATAGTGAATGTACCAAGCTGGCCTTGTTGAGCCATTACAAAGGCATATACAGGCATAAAATCAGCACGGGTCATTTGATTATACCTAGCAGTAAATGACCAACGCTGAGAGCCTAGTGCGCGAACTTGTCTGCGCCCACTAATTGTTTCGCTGACCAGATTGGCATGTTTGCTTTCCACATTGACAGCAGAAAATTCAGGAGTAGATGGATATGTCCCGCTCATGCTATTGCTGGCCTCCCTTGATCGTTCAACGCATCATTGATAATGCTAATGATGGCCCCTCGCCTTGAGTGCAATAGGCGATCAAAGCCCATTGTATCATTTGCTACGATCTGGAATGTCACATTGGCATTTTTATTAACTATTGGCGTTGGTGTCTTAATTGTTTCGTTTGGTGAAATACGTCCAGACGAACCCATAGTTAAGATTTCTGGCCCACGCTCACCAACCACATAAGATTCACCAGCCCTTACCTGACCGCCTAGAGCGCGTCCTGAGAGCGATTTGGCAGCATAGCTTACACCTGCACCAATCACAGTCGCCGCTGCTGCTGCACCCAATGCAGGGCCTATAATCGGTATGCCAGCAAGCGACTTGTAAGCAGACATAGCGGCTGCATAAGAATCGCTTACAATTTTGCGAGCATTATCCCGGCGTTCAGCATTAAGCAGATTAATGGCTATAGCAGCACTGGTTTTAGTCGTTTCAGATTTGTTTTTAAGCAACAAATCCTCAAAAGCTAATAATTGATTAGTTTGCTGCGCTCTAGCGGCTATCTCTTGAGCTTCGATATTACGCCGTTCGTCATATCCACGTCTTGCTGTTTGAATAACGCCTCGTAGCCATTGTTCATTTGCGCGATCTTGTTGCTCTTGCTGTTTGGCTTGATATTCAGCAACTGCCTTTAATTCAGCCTCATTCAATGATTTCATTAATTCTTGGCGAGCAAAGCCAGTGATAGCAGTATTTTCAGAAACTATTTGCCGTTGTCTTGCATAAGATTCACGAATTTGTTGTTCTTCGGATTGCAAAGACGCAGCAATAGACATAGCTTGTTGATTGATGCGTTCTTGTGCATTTGCTTGTGCCTTTAGAGCAGATTCAACTTCTTTAGTTCGTTCTTTAGTTTTTGTTTGTTCTTCATTAAATGCTTGTGAACTAGCAACTAATTCATCTAATGAACCTTTTAAATCATCAGCGGTATTGCTGGCATTGATATAAGCATTTGCCGCATTACCTATTTCAGCAACAATTTTTCTGCCTTCATCAGTTAAATTTGCGCTACTGCCGGATAAATCAATAATAGTATCCCGTAATTTCTCAACAGCCGGGACACCGCCAGCTTCCAAGCCATCAATCTTCGACCGCAAATCTCTAATCTGATCGCCAGTCAAACCTGTATTTTTAATGATTGCATCCAAACCCCCACCAGTTTGGAATAAATAACCAAACCAACTTTGTTGAATAGCATCACTTTGATCGTTGATGTTTGCTAATGAAGCTCTTAGTGCTTCTGCCGCTGCGATTTGAGCTGCAAATAATTGAATCTGGGCAGCTTCTCTCTGATATTTAGCTAATTCAATAAAATCATCGGATAGCACATTGATAGTGCCACCCAATTTTTTATCCAATACATCATTGAGCTTTTCTGATGCTTCATCCATCTCTTTCATAGCATCTTTGCTATTCATCAAAGACGGAATTAATGCGCTAATCAAAGCAGAACCGACAGCAATAATCGCACCGTAAACAGCGCCAGTTGGGCCAAATGCAGAAGCAATCTGGGAGCCTTGTTGCCCTAGAACGCGAAAAGCGTTAGTTCCCATTTGAAGCTGTACTGCAACGTCTTGCACTTGATAACCAAGTTGCCCGGCAGTATGACGAAATCTATTCATGCCACCAGTTGCATCATTGGCGGCTGTTTTTGCTAAATTTGTAGTAGTAGATAATGCGCGGAGATTTTCAGTTTGTCGCAGCGTAGCAGAAGCACTTTCAAGCTGAGATTTTGTTGCGCCTTTGGTAGCAAGATCAAATAATTTAATCTCGTCCTTAGTCATTCCAACAGTTGCAGCAGAACGAGCTGCATCAGATTGCAATTTTTCTAATGCGCGGTCAAGTTGATTAACAGATGAGCTAGTTTTAACTCCTGTATTACTTAATCTATCAAGAGTTTTTTCAGCTCTTTCAAGGTCGCTTGTATCGGCCTTAAATTGAAGGGTTGCTACTTCGGCCATTTAGGTTTTGCCTCGCGATACTTTGCAAGTTCCATTACTGCACTTGCTTCCCAATGTGCTAAGTCAATGCCCGTTAGATCAATGTAGCTTTTTAATTCTGTCCAGCTATAGCTTGATAACGATGTATAAGCCGTCCAGACATTATCATGCAAATCATTGAGCTTTGGCCCATTCAGAAGTTCAGGCGGCGGCGAACCTCTGCTTTTTTCAACTTGCCTAAATGTTTGCAATCGGCTGATCTTTGAACCTTCTGGGATTTCATTTATCCAGAAGCACCACCGTCCATAATCTACAAATTCATCAATCAGCCGTTGGTAAAATTTTCAACATTGAATATGAATGTTAATAATTGCTCGACAATACGAGGCGAATTTTCATACAGATATTTCATATTCTCTTTTGTGCATTTAAATTCTTTGCCATCCTTTTTGATGCCACGCCAATCAATAGTTATTTCCATCAAGGCAGCAATATCCATTTGCTCAAAATCCAAATCATCAAATTTATCATTGGCTCTAGCCTGAATAACTTGATGAGTTTGTTTTTTCTTTTGTTTGCGCCAATCTTTACTATCTGGCCCCTTTACCTTGATGAAAACATCAGTTGGTTTATTAGTAATAGGGCAGAGTATATTAACCTCTGCCCCTTCTTCGTGGTCTATAGCAGTCGCTAGACTATTAATATCCATTAAGCAGCAGTTCTCGTAATGACGATTTGGCTAGAATCTCCACTGTCATACAATGCAACAAACTCCATTGAAACAGTCACAGAACCTTCGCCAGATACGTCAGGTTGACCAGAATTATATTTAACATTAGACATTTCAATATCGTAACTATTGCCATCAACATCAGTCAGGTTAAGAGCAATAGATGAACTAGTTTCATTGATGAACTTTTCATATAGCGTTTTGCTATCAAAATAAGTTGTCAATGTTCCAGTTACACGGCTTTTGCCAATTGACGGGCGATTGGTTGTCTGACTACCTACGCTGAATAATGGCTCAAGACCATTTTCTAAAGTCATTTCCAACGCAGTCACAGTAGCAATAGATGAACCGCCCTCAGTAATTGACCCGGTAAACGAATCAAATGGGCTGTTACCAGCATCAGCAGAATAAGTGCTAGACGAAACTTGTGTTGTCGCAAGAGTCAAATCCTTGCCAACAACACCGAACGTAACGCCTACCATGCTATTTGGGCTTACAGATAAAGTTAATGTATTAAATTCACATCCTGTATAACGATGATATTCAGGAGTTCCCAGATCAGCAAATTTGCGCTCGATTGTGAATGAACGTCTAGTAGTTCCAGATTTCAGAACATCCGCAGACCAAGTGCCGCAAACTACAGCTTGCAGAACATCATCAAATGCGGCGTATTCAAGTTCAGCAGATACATCACCGCCAATAGTTTTATTACCATGACGATAATCTTCTACTTGACGATCTCCACGCAATTTTTCGGATTCAATAGCATCTTTAGTCAATGCCAAATTGGTTCCGGTATGCGGCAGCGGAGTCCATGTAGGAGTTGATGGAGTAGTGCCATAAGTTGCTTCTGCAACAAAGTGCAGACTGTGTTGTGCGCCGTTTGCAATAGCCATGATTATCTAGCCTCTGTATAGGTTTGAAAGTTTATGGAAACTGGCACAAAGTACCAAGCCCCTTCCGAAATAGCTGGCCCAACGGAAACAGAGCGTATCCGCACATTCACCCCATTATAACTGACAGTTGAGCCTCGGCTAAAATGGTCAGCAATGCTGTCAGGTAAAGTTGTACGACCACTGCCAGCAGGAATGACCGCATCAACTTGAAAGATTCCAATAGTTTCATCTTTTCCGTTTGCGCCTAGTGATACTTGCAACGTATCAGAAGGCAGAAAATTGGCTCGCAAATAAGCAGTGCTTGCTGATGGCTTGTATTCTACATTAGGCCATGCGACAGGCGGGGAATCAGCCAACGTATTTAATCGTGACATCAATGCGGCTTCTATGTCGTTAAAATATGTTGCCATTATCGTCTACGCACTGTCATTTTAGTGTCTAGTATTTGTGCTGCCTGTTTTACATTAATTCTAACCATGCCTTTTGGTGCTTGCCTAGAATAACCATTAATAGTTTTTCCAGTTGGATTTTTTGGTGG